TGCGTAGTTGTTCCTTGTAATACGTCGCCTGAACTATTAATACGCATGGCTTCTGAACCATTATTCTTAAACAACATATTGGTTTGATCTTGCTGTATTTGAGACACAGCAGCACCACCACTAATATCTTCCAATGTTAATGTTGGTAGATAGTTTTGTATTAGAATACCGCCTGTACCATCATTGGCACCAGATGTAACTTGTAGTTTTGGGTCATAAGTTGCGTTAAATGAGCTAGCTCCAACTCCTAAAACATTAGGAATATATAATTTATTAATATATGAAGTGCCGCCTGCATATAAAAAATAATCATCATTAACAGTTGATTGATTTATAGTAACTCTAGGAGTAGCAATTCCAGGGCTGTTTGTATTGCTTGTTGTATTACCAGGAAATATTTTTGTAGGAGTCCACTCAACCCTACCATCACCACCACTTCCATCATTATAAAAAATAGCAGCATATTCATCCATTTCAAATGCAACATCTCCTGTACTTTGTGCATTGTTATAGGCTTTATAAGTCATTTGGATTCCATCAACTTTAAGCTGATTTTTTGTATCTGCTCCTATTGATAAAGTCTTAGCTGTTCCTGAACCTGATACACCAAACAAATCATCCAATGGGTCACCATCAAGAGTAATAGTGCTTGCATCTAAAGTACCTGTTACTGTTGCACCTGTGACATTTAAAGATGTGGCTGTTAAAGCACCTGCTATTGTTGCACCTGTAGCAGTCATAACACCAGCAGAAGATACTGTAAAAGCTCCTGAACCTATGTTCATACTACCTGCTGTAATTGAACCTAAGTCAGCAGATATAGCTGCCAAGTTAGCTACATTAATTTCATTAGCAGTAATTGCATTTGCCTGAATATCACCAAGAGCAACAGGTGCATCTGAAACTGTAAAGGTTAAACTACTTGGCTCTGATTCAACACCTAAAGAATTGATAGAAGTAACTTTTGCAACATAATTAGTACCAGTTGGTATAAAAGATAGATCAGCAGAATTGGTATCAACTAATTTACTAAATATGTTAGTGCCTGAACTATTTTCTAAATCTAATCTGAATTGACTTGATGGAAAATTTGTTATTTGACTCCAGCTTATAAAAGGTCTGTCTATACCTGAAGCATTAGTATCGGTAAATGTAATTCCTGTTGGTGGGGTTACAGCATAAGCAGAAGGAGTATTAGATAATTCTTCTAATTCTTCTTGAGGTGGAACTTCCCATGTATAAACATCAAAATATTCTATTAAACTAACTGCAACTAAACCATTAGATTGCAATTCAAGAGCTTCTACTCTACAAACTTTACCTGAGAATCCAAGACCTGCATAAGTTAAATCTACTATATCGCCCACATTAAGTTTATACATCTCAGGAGTTCCTAAGAACTGCATGCTGGTTTGATTTCTGCTTCTAGTTAAGATTGCCTTACCCATGTTATAAGCTATATAAGGGTCGCTTACAAAAGGAAATTCAGCTTTTATTTCTAATATTTCATCACCATCATCTGAATAATATTCAGGATTTGCATCATGTAAAACTGTTGCTGTATCTAATTCATATTTTTTATTAGCGTTAAAAAATTCAACAATAACTTTATTTGCTTTTTTATCTTTATTACCATAATCAACTGAGATACCAGTATCAGCAATAATATGATTGTCTGTAATACTAAATGTAGAAGAACCTGTATCTTCTATAGATAATTCGTATTTACCATCAATATAAAGAAATATACCTCGCATATTTGCAAGTAATTCTTTTGAGTTTTCCATAACAGTGTTATTGCCATCAACATAACCATTGCAATGAAATCTTTTTACTTTAGCTAAAGCAGTTCCATTTTGTGATGAATAAGTAGCACCAAGAGTTCCATCAAAATAAATTAATAATCTTCTGGGCTGATTATAGGTTTGTGACCTTTCAACTGCTGTTATATATACGTTATTTAAAACAACATTAGAACTAGAATCAGTAATAGTAAGTATTTCACCAACTTTATTTTGCCACCACTCTAAACCACCTGAACCTGTTGGTGGTACGCTAATAAAATTATCTCCTGAGTTGCCACTCCAAGTAAATGATTTTGCAGTTCCATTATAATAAGGCTGGTCAACTGCAGTATCTGCTACATCAGCAGCAGAACTAAATGTAGATATATTTAATTGTGATGCTGTTAAACCTTTTCCGTACTGATTGTCAACAATGTAATCTAGGAAAGTTAATGCTGGATTATCTGAAAACGCATAAGTAGATGGAGTTCCTAGTCTTTGAGAACCACTACCGCCAGCAGTAGAATCTAGTCTAGGGTCATAAACCTTTTTACCACTAACCTGAACTGTAATTTGTGGCACTCCTCTGAATGTTCCATGCTCATCATAATAAAACGAAGCAGCTATGTAAGCTACACCATTTAATTTATGTGCTGAAGTCCATTTGCTTCCAATAGAAGCTGTAAGCATTGGGTCTGCTGTTTGTGTTGCAGCTCCATGATGTGCATTAAATACATATCTATAACCCCTTCCTGCTGGGTCTGTGCCAAAAAAACCTGCAATAGCTCCTGCTGTAGGAGTTCCTATAACTTGATTACCAGTGCATAAAGAACCTGCACCTGAAGATATTTTATCTGAACCTATATAACCACCATCTCTAAACTGATTTGGGTCTGTTAATAAATTGCCATCTATTTCTAATGTTCTAAGGTTTATATTATCTACCTCTCCAACACTAATTGCATATACAACAAATAGGTGCATAGAATAATTATCAGCAGTGTCCATATAGATAACCTGAGCTCCAACTCTTCTAGTTCCATAGATGATTGGTAGCTTTCCACCAGCAGAGTTTTTATTGGCTAATATTTCAGCGGCTTTAGCCTGCATATCTTTAGCCTGCCTATAACCCTTGACCCCTGTATATGCAGTGTATGCTGTTAAAGCAGCTTGGGTATATGGATTTGCTAAAAATGCTCCAACAGCTTTAAAGAAACTAACTACAGCTTGCCAAACCATTATGAACCCCACCTAACATCTGATTTAACCTGAGTAGCAAATTCAAAACCCTTATCACCTGTACTAAATGCTTGTTGTGATTCATCTGTAAAATGTCTGCCTTTTGTAAGATTCCAATTTGCCCAGTGAGAAGCAACAGTCATGCTTAATGATGTATCATTAAGATTCTCTTGAATAACTACTTTTCTAACCTGACCTGTAAAAAAGTTTATTGCACCTACAATAGATTCATCAGAATTAAAATAAGCTAAATATATTTCTACTGTTTTATCAGTGAATAAACCATCTTGAACTAAAGACCTTACTTGGTCTGTTACATTTGAAAATGCTATATTTATTTCATCAACTTGTAATTGACCTGTTTCGGTTGTTGAATCAACTGTTAAAAAGCTACCACCAGCTTCATAAGTATTAGAATCATAACTAACATTAGAATACCAATCGGTTAATCTAATAGTAGATGATAGATTAAGCTCTACTAGAAAAGCTGTTTTAGTTGCTGTTGATGATACTTGAGTTTGTAAAGCAGTAGATAAACTTCTAGGCATTAGGTTATAACCTCTCTAACATCAAATGAAATACTATAAAAACCACTAGCATCTGTTGTATACATAATCTCATTACTTGCAAGATAAACAGTAAAACTAGGCTTGTTTACAGTAACAGCTTCATTATCCGCTAGAGATGCTACTAGATTTGGAGATATAGTTACTGTATCTGCTCCACCTGATGCATCTGCATCTTCAGCAACCATATATACTTTAGAATGATTAGCAAACTTAATTAAATCCCCAGCTTTTAATGCACCTGTTGTTTGTGAAAATCCATCCATAGCTATGGTGTTATCACCTGCTGCATGTACACCTGCAACTAATATATCTGTCTCTGACTTGCTTGCACCTAAATTATCTAGTGGTGCAACTATAGTAAAGTCTCCTGAAGAACCTTTTTGTTTTTGTAAAAATGCAAATACCTCTTGAGCCTTGTCTTGTTGTAAGGGTGGCATCGCAACTGTAAAAGAAAAATATTGACTACCTATTTGTCTGACTTGTTTTTTACCAGATAAAGTTTGGTTTATTAATGTAGGTCTATTATCTTTAAAATTTAAAGATCTAAAATTTGGGTCTGTAGGAAATTGTCCTGCCATTATACTACTCCCATTTTGCCTTGATTATTCATGGCGTTATTTATGATTGATGTTATCAATCCTTTTCTTGATGCTAACAACTGGTCAAATCCAGCAGCATCTACTGTTGAAATGTTAAAATTTACTGTAGGAGCAGCTTGCATACCCTGACCTTTTGTATGGTCAATAACTGTTTCGTTAGGATGAACCATAGCCATAAAACCACCCTTGCCATCCATTCCTCCTGCTCTTATTCCTTTGCCTGTATATCCACCACCATCAAAGTCAGACATTCCGTCTACAGCATTACCAAAATCACCATTAAATAAACTGCCTATATCTGTTAAAGCACCCTTAACCATTCCTACCGCTTTTTGAACAATAAAAACATTTATTAATTCATTGATAACTGCTGTAGTAACTGCGGTTGCTAAATCTTTAAAATCTAAAAATTGTTGATTTGTTGCATCAAAAAAGTTTTTAAATGCAGCAGTAAGTTGACCATCAACTGTATCTGCAAAGTTTTTTGTAATAACAATACTATCTTTTATTGTGTTATTAAAATTATCTTGCGAATCAGAATTTGCATCTGTTGATATTTTAAGTTTTTCTTGTATCTCAGCCTGTTTTCTTCTTTGTTCTAATGCTTTGTCTAATAAACCAATTTGTTCTTCAGCTTTTTTTATCTGTTTATCAGTTTGTGCTAAACCTCGATGATTGCTTTTATTTATACCCTCCTGAGTCACTAACAATCTATCTAAAATATCTTTTTGTTCATTTAAAGCAGTATTTAACTCCTCAGTGCTTTTTGTAAATAAATCAGGTTTAATTAAACCCATAGCTTCTGCAAAATCAAGAATAGCTTTAGATGTATTTATAAATGCACTTTGCAATGGCTCAAGAACCTGTCTTTTTAGTCTTGCCATAGTGTCATTAAATGCTTCTGCTTTTCTTATGGTTTCTTCATCCATTATGCCATCAGCAGATTCTGCTAAATCTTTCATAGCTTCAGAGCCATCTTTCATTAGAACTGACATTTTTAAACCAGCCCTACCAAAAACATCTGCTAAAATTGCATTTCTTTCAAAAGCATTTTCAACACCATCTAATGCTTTCATTAAATCTAAGAAAACATCTTCAACAGCTCTACTTTCACCATTGGCATTTTTTATTTGTATACCAAACTTTTCAAGAGTTCTTCCCACCTCAGAAGTTCTAATACTTGCCTGACCTACTAATTTTGAAAAAACCAACATACTTTTGTTAAATTCTTCTGTAGACATTCCTGATTGACCAGCAGCAAATTGATACTTTTGTAAAAATTCTGTAGATACTCTCAAACTATCAGCAGTCTTTCCTATATTATCGGCAAGCTGTAATGCTTCGTTTCCAAATTGAACAATTTGTCTTACAGCAAAAGCACCAGCAAAAACACCAGCTAATTTTTTCATAGCATTTTGTGTGCTGTTAATATTTTTATTAACTGAATTAAAACCTTTTTTAGATTGGTCTTGAGCTTTAATTCTTAATTTATAATCAGTTGCCATTTTTTATCTGCCTATTCTTTTCCTCTAAGTATGCTAACCATCCTGTAAACTCGGATAAGGTCATCTTTTCTTCTAGTTCCTGAAGTGTGCAATGCAACATTTCAGCTAGATAATATTTAGCAAATAAGTCCTTATCCTCTACTACTTTTTTGCCTGTTCTTCTACACTTGGTGACGACATGATTTCAGTTGCAACTCTTGCAAGCACATCTTTATCTACACCATTCATAAGTGTATGTTTGTCTGATAGGTCAAATACTTTTTCACCATCAGAATCTAAGGCTTTGTATATTAAGCAATAAGCCATCAATGCTACATCATCATCTTTTGCATATCTTTGCAATTTAGACATTTCTGCTAGCGTTAATGGCTTTGCATATACTTTAAGAACCTCATCTCCTTCACTCCATTCAGGTATCTCAATCTCTTTGATTTCTAATGAATCAAAATGAGCTTTAGCCTTATCTATTATTTTCATAGTTCTATGCTGTTGCTAGTGTTAAAGCACCTGTTCCTTGAACAGAAATACTAGCTTCAACTAATCCATCAAATGATGCACTTCTTGAAACACCAGTCACAATAGCTGTACCTGAGTAGTATTTTGCAGAACTAGCTGTACCCTCTGGGTAGAACTTAATAGTTACGCTTGATCCAACAGTTAAAGCTATTTGAGCTGTATCTGTTTCATCCCAATAAACATCTAAACTTCCTGAGAAGGATGTTAATGATGCTAAATGAGTTCTAGCAGCATCACCCATAGATGTTGTTTCAAGAGTATCAGCAGTCTCTTCAACAGAATAAGACCTAATTTCAGCTACAGCATCAGTGCCAACGTGGACTGTACCTTCACTTCCTTTATGTATCGCCATTTTCTTTTACCTCGTTTTTAGTTTTTTTTGAAGAAGATTTAATTGTTTGGGCTGCTTCTTCTTTCCAACCCATATTCAAATATGACTCAACCTTTGACGGATGAGCATCTATAGAAATATTGCCATTTGGACTAATCATTTTCATAATTGTCTCCTCTATAATGCTACGTCAGGATTTTTTTCCCTGACATAGTAGTTAGTTAGAAAGGTCATTGAGACATACCCAAGTGGTTTCTCACCTTCCGCGTTAAATTCAATTTCAGTAGATTCCAAATAAGTATCTTTTGCTAATCCACCTAATGTTCTATCAGCAGCAATAGCTTCTTCAACCTCTTTACTTATCGTGTCTATAGTATCGTCAAAATTGCTTACAGCTTTTGCATAGCCTTCTACAACAACACTTAGATCTCTACTCATTAATCTATCCGTGCCAATTACTATTGGCTCAGATGTTTCAGACTTTGTATAAATAACTAAAGCTGGAACTGTCTCTAATGGATAAACCCTGGATTCATACACTCTTGATCCAGTTGTTGTTAAGTTGTTTAAAGTAGTACCAAAATATTCACGTACTTGTTGTCTTACATGATTTGCCACTATATTTTCTCCAACATCAATGCTGAAAAACCAGTTCTATCTGACTGGATATTAACAACAGTATAATTTTGTGCTGCTTTCAAAATGTTTCCATCAACATCTTTAATTGCAGATACATTTAAAGTATTACCAAATGCAATACTAGGAACATCTACAGTTCTGCAATAGGCTATTGGCTTTAATGCTTCAACACCTATTCCTTCTTCTTGTTCAACATATTCATTATTTAAAATGACATTAATTGTTGAAGCAGTACTACTGCTATTTGTGTAGACAGCAGAAACACCATGTCCATATTCAATATCAAGATAAGCAGACATATCTTCTTCAGTCTCTAATCTATATTCAGACATTATTGTTCCTCTAATACCAAAGAAACTAAACCTGTATTATCAGGTTCAACTGTTCTTACAAAAAAAGTAGTCTCTGGCTTTAATACGCTTCCTTTATTAGTTGTTATTGCATTGACAACCAATCTATCTTGTTGAGATATGTAAGGTACATCACTTGATTTAACTATTGCTCTTGGTTGATAACCAGCAACAGGAACAGTTCCACCCTCAATATTAAAATATTCTTGATCTATAATGATATTGATATTTGTGCTGTTTCCAGAGTCTATGTCAAACCAGGTATCTATTAATCCTAATCTTTGATCCCATAAAGAATTTTGTACTTCAAAAAATGTAGCAGTAACCCCATGACCAGTATTAATGTCAACGTAAGAGTTAAAATCTGCTGCACTTTCTAAAGGCATAATTACTTCTTAGCTCTAGTTTTAGGAGCTTTTACTTCTGAAGTTTCTAAACCAACACTTCTGTCAGCTTTTTTTGTTTTTGTTTTTTTTGTAGTTTCTTCGGCTTTAAAATAACCAACTAATTGATTGCCAATATCTACATCTAGTTCAACTATATCTCCAGCAGAAACTCTTTTACCTGCTGCCATAGTGTCTTTTAAAATTATGTAATTTTTCATATTTAAGATGGTGGAGTTTCCCCCACCATTCCATTTAAGCATTAACTAATTAGTCGCTTGATTTACAGAAACTTACTGCATGTCTTACAGCTACATCGCAAGTCTGAAGAGCAACCACTCTGATTGTTCCAGATTTTGAATGAGTATAAGGATCAACAGTAATATCTAGTGAACCATAAAGACCAATTAATAAGTCTGCAAAATTACCAAAGTAGTAATCACCAGCAGTAACTTGGTTAGATCTGACAACGTCATAGCCATTAATTTGACCATCTGAGCCAACAATCATTTGACCAAAGCCACTAGCTTTATCTACAGATTTTAAATTACCCCAGTCTGAAGGCTTAGCAATATACTTTAAAGAACCTTGTAAAGCATTATCAGCAGAAACAGCCGACTCCATCGCTACCAACTCAGGGAAGGTAGGTACAGCAGCAGCAAAAGTTGTTGTGTTAATACCTGAAGTTGCAGAAATACCTGTAGGTTGTCCTGAAGAACCAGAACCAGCTAAAGCACCCAAATCAATTGCAAGAGCAATAGCTTCAGATAGATCATTTCTTACTAGGTTTTCAACATCTAAGCTAGATTGTTGAAGCATAAGTCTAGTCATTTCAGTATGTCCACCAATTACTTTTGGAGACATTGTTACTGAACCAACTGAGAACTCACTTTCACTACTATCTCCGCCCTCTGTTGCTATCCAAGCAGCAGAAGAAGCAGCAGTTTTCTTAGGTATTACAACATTTCCTTGTAATCCTCTAAGCATAGTAGCTCCAGCGTTCATTACTGAAGATTTGTTTCTTAATACGTCTATGAAGTCTCCACCTCTGTAATCTTGAGCGATTAGAGTTGAATCATCTGAAGTATTTAAGTCTCTTTGCCCCCAAGATCTTAATAGATCTGCTGGCATCATAATACCTTGTGCAGATTTGCCTTGTATTCTTGCAGCTTCGTTTGAACATTCAAATTCAAATGCAGCAGCTTCTTGAGCTCTTCTGTCTGTTGGGTTTGCTAAAGCATTGATAGCTCTCACTAATGAGAATTCTCTTACTTCTTCTTTAGTCATACCAATTTCTGATGGAGTTTCTAAAGGAGTGTCGTTAGAAATATTTTCTAATAATACGCCTCTAAATTCTTCAACAGAAATGCCATCACCGATTGCTTTATCAGCTAGATCTCTTTTGTTGTGCTTAACAGCTAAGTCTATGATTTCTTTAGAATTTCTTTTGAATTCAGCTTTAGCTTCAGCAACAGTTTGTGATCTAACTTCATCAAGATTAATTTCTTGTTTTTCGTTTTCCATTATTTTCACCTTTGTTGTTTGTGTTTTTTGTTTATCTTTAGAACGACCAACTCCGACTAACCTACTCTGATCTGCTGGAACCGATACAGAAGATACTTCCATAGGAGTCCATTCAGCTTTGTAATAAGTTTCATCATCTTTGTCCATTCTTGTTAATTTATCGACTCTATAACCAACAGATATATTCATACGTATACCATCAGCTACATCTTCAAAAACTTCTCGAGCTAAAGCAGATTTACCAAATCTAACTACTGCTATTGTCCTTTTAGCAGTCTCATCAAGTTTAAATTCTTCTATCACACCAATTTGCTTGTTCATATCATGATCTAAGAGTAATGGTGCTCTACCAGATGAAATAAACTCCATGTTTATGTCACCAGCAGAATGTCCTAGCACTTCCATGCCAAAACTTCTTTCAACAGGCTCTTCAGAAGAGACTCCAACTCGTACCATTCTTTTTTCTTCATCAATGTATTCAGAACGAGATAAATCGATAGTTCTATATTTCATAGGCATATCAATTACATTTCTTTCTTCTTCATTTGAATCAGACATAGATACTTCATCAGTTATCTCTACTTCTTCACCTTCATGTTCTACATCCTCATGCTTTGCAAACTCAACAATTACTGTATTGTCGGTTTCACTAACATTAAGGATATGTCTATCTTCTTTATTCATAGATTTCTCCTCACTATTTAGTGGATGTTTTTCCAATTCATTAGAATTGAAATCGTTAAAATCCCTAATGGGATTAATTTTTGTTAAAGTGCTGAACTTATGTCCTACTTCAATATCTGTAGGCTCACCACTTCTATAAACTTGTATTAAGGCTGCTGGATCTTCTTTAGTTCCAGTGATAGTTAATTCACTATTAGGAATGTTTATTTTCCCATCCCTTTCAATCTTAATTATTTTTCCTCTAGCTCTACCACCAGCACTATTCCAGCTAACAAAATCGCCAACTTTAAGTGCATCAGGCATAGCTCTATCTTCATCTTTTTTCATTTGTTCAACCAATCTTTTTGACCAGGTATAACCAGCATCACCACCCCATAACGCCCAAGCTATTCTTCCATTAGAGGGATAACCATCTTCACCAGAACTAAATCCTTCAGCCTGTTTATCAACTTGGTGTCTGCTAAAATAGCTATACATTCTTTTTATTGTTTCGTCAGATAGATTTTCATTTGCTACTATTTGTCTTGCTCTGACAGCTCCAACTCTAGTACCACCTCTACCAAATTCTTCACGCCAATCTAAGCCTTTTTGTGCTTCAGCTCTCATACTTTGATTAGGTTTACTCATCATCATCTCCACCCTGTATCTTTGCTTCTACAGGTAGTTTCTGACCAAATGGCTGATAAGCTATTTCAATATCATATTGTTTCGCTAGTTCTATTTCTTTTTGATGTTGTTCAAATAATTCTTCTGTATCTCTTCCATAAGAAGCAGATATGTCCGCATAAGTTAAAGTTCCATTTTGTAGACCAACAACATTGGCTTGCATTTCTTTTAATGGATCTATCCAGGAGAATGATCTAGGTATAAAGTTCACTGAATTAGCAAATTTATCAAACTTACCTATTGGTAAATTAATATAGCCAGTTGACATAGCCATTTCTAACCATGATTGAAATACAGGATTAATAAAATGCTCAACTACAAACTGCTGATAAATCATATACATAGATCTATCTTCTAAAGCACCTTGCCTAATAGAACTGTAATTAACTGAAGTTAAATCATTAGATAATGAGTGATAAGAAATGTTTAAACCAGAAGCTATGCTTCTTAATACGCTAGTTGTAAAAGAATCAAATGCAGATGTAGGATGTGTAGGATCAAATGCTTTAAAATCCATGCCTGCTGGTAATTGTTCAAAAACACCAGCTTGAGCATTAGTTGTAGGGTTAAATCCATCTTCAAATTCACCATCACCAACATAACCATCACCATCTGGAGATGTAAAAAATCCCATTTTAGAAGCTCCAACTCTTGCAGCTACTATTTCAGCTTCCAAATAGCCATTTAACATCTTTACATTAGCCATAGCGGTTGCAACTAAAGATATACCTCTAGTTTGTTCTGCTCTTTGTGGTAAGTAAGCGTGTATTATTTCATCTGCTGGCACTCTAATATGTTCTATGTTGCCCATATATGTTCTTTCATAAGGATGTTCTTTAAATAAGTGGTAAGCTACTGGTTTATCGTATTTATTTACCTCAACACCCATTTTTATTCTATTGCCAGTGCCTTTGTAATAGTCATTCTTAGTTTCATCTAAATGATCTGCTTCTAAAAACTGTAATGTAAATCCAAAAGGTGATTCATTAGACTTAATCTTCCTAATTAATACCTCACCATCTCTACATAAAGATTCAATAAAGATTTTTTGACAGTCTAAAAAGCTCAATCTGCCATTAGCAGTACAATTACCAACCTTAGACCATTCCTTCCAGGCACGTTCAATAAGCACGTTTGCACCTATATCTAGTGATCCATCATCATTTCTTGCTTTTGAAGATACTCTGATTCCATGCTTACCAATAACATTAGATACCATTAAGTTTAAATATCTTGATATATAGGAGTCATTGCGTGCTAATTCTCTAGCTCTGTCTCTTAATATTCTTATATTGTCTTTAATTTCTGCATCAGCACTTGTAGATGATGTAATAAAGTCAGCAAATAGCCTTCCAGTGTTAGCACCAGAGTAACTTCTTTTAAATGTTTGTTTTTTTTGTATTTTAGGATCATCTAAACCTAAAATTCTGCTATACCATGCCATTATTTAGTAAACCTTACCTTGGGTGTATTTCCTGTACCCTGTCCGTTTCTAATTCTTGCTAGTTTTATTTCTTTTAAGTATTCAGCCTTATATCTATCTCTAAATGTCATTAATTCATCTATAGACATTCTAGATAGTGATCTACCAGCAATAGACATTGAGCTTTGATCCATTGATGCTCTGTTTTCAATAACAGCTTCTATTGCATCTACTACTTTTTTAGCATGACTTCTTAAATCAGCATTTGTATTAGCTAAATTTTCGGTAATTGATGTTCTACCTGAGTCCACCATGATTCTATTAGAATCTGAAGTCTTGGTTATATATGCTTCCCAAATATAATCACCAACTGAATAACCTGTTGTAGATGATGATGCTGCTTCTATGTAATAAGTAGAATTAGCTTCTACAGCAGTAAGTGTAAATTTATGTATTCCACCACCACCAGAATCTTCATGGAACTCAAAAGTGAGTGAGTATGATGCTATAGGATATATTTCAGCTAAATCGTCACGTTTCCATGCCCAAAAATCACCCAATACAAGTGTACTAGGTTCTTTTGTTGGGTAGTTTTCTCTATCAAATGCGTTAGACAAGCAAAAACCTCGTTAATTATTATTAGATTAATCTACTAATAACACTAAGGTGCATAACCTAATTGTCAACTCTTGGGTATGATATTTATATATTTATTTCCAAGAAGTAGCAAAATTACCTCTATTTATGCCTTTTTGAGGTGAATTTTGTGATTTTTGTTGAGGTTTAGACTCCTGAGTTAGTATTTTATGCTCAATACTCTCAAAATTAGGATTTAAGATGTAAATAGCTGCAAAATTGTAGACTAACGTATCTAATGCTTCATTTCTTGGTCTAATCTGCTTCCAGGCAAGCGTTTTTCTACCTCTAACAAACTTAGTGATTCTTTTCTCTGCTGTTAGCTGTTTAAAGTATTCTTCATCAAGGTCTGAGCAAAAATGTAAGGTAGTTTGGTCAGGATCAGTTGCTAATCTGGCAAAGATAGCTTCTTTTGCACTATCAGTACCAACACCATAAAGAACAGCTTTGTTTTTACCAACAAATGTAGGTCTATTAGCTATAGGTTTGCCAGCAGTAGATAAACCTTTAATTGCAAAGACTCTTCTACCTTGTCTTGGCTTAGTAAATTGATAAACCATATTGGTATGGTGTCCACCTGAGTCAATAGTGGTACAAGATATGGGTATGATTCTATCTGTATCTGTTTTAAATCTTTTCTTTAGGTAAGCATCTAAGTCTGACCAGACATTCTGACTATTAGGATCTCCCCAGAATATCTTATAATCACAAACATAGGCTAAATAATCTTTACCCCATCCCACCAATTGCAGCTCTATCCTATCCTTCTGGACATCACATCCAGCAGTTAGAACTAATACTTCTTCTGGAATGTTAGTAAAGTCATAGTTTAATCTCCGTTCAAGTAGTGTTTCATATTCAACAGCATCACCCTGTTCTTGCCAGCTTTCGCCAAGACTTGTATTTATAAATGTTTTTAATGTTTCTGGATTCTTTTTAGCTTCTAAGAAGTTCTTTGCCATATCAGCCCATGTAGACCAAACGCTATATAACTCTGAGATATGAAATCCTGCTACTTTGTTTGTTGGTTTAGTTGCTATCCATTCACCATTCTTAATCATCCATTGTTTTTTAGATTCGCTAATAACAGCACCACATCCATCACATGCGTAATTTGCTGTTTCTGGTTTTTCATCATCCCAAACTACGTTTTTCCATTTTAAAACCTGTTTATGATTACACTCTGGACAAGGTACGTGGTAATAACGCTGATCTGATTCTTCAAAAGCATCTTCAATAGCAGATATACCTTTTACAGTAGGAGTGCTACACATAAATATCTTCCTATTCCAAAATGTTTTAGTTCTTGCTATTGCAAGTGATATAGGTGACCCCTCAGAACCAGCACTTGTTTCATATCTATCAACTTCATCCATTAATAGGATTCTTATTGGTCTTGAAGCAAGTCCACTAGCACTGTTGCTACCAACTATAGAGATATGACCGCCAGCAAATGCTTTGTGCATAGTTGTATTACCACTATCTCTGCTTCTAGCATCTTTTACAGAATCTTTTAACTTATCACTATCTCTTATCATGGCTGCAAGTCTATCTTTACTAAATGCTTGCCCCATTGCTAATGTTGGCTGTACACAAAGCATTGGGGATGGGTTCTGGTCAATGTAATAACCAATAGCATTAAGTAAAATTTCGGTCTTACCAACCTGAGAACTAGTCATAACAACTATACGTTCTATGTTTGGATTGTTAAAAGCATCTAAAATACCACGTTGGTATTCAGCTCTATCAGTTCTCCACTGACCAGCTTCAGCAGAAGATTCAGGCGATAGTCTGCGGTACTTATCCGCCCACTCTGATATCTTAAGTGTTGGTGGAGCTTTCCAAATCTGATTGGTCTTGCTCACTACTTTGTCTATATTTTTTAGGTATTCCATGTTGTGCTAATTCATCTAATGCTTCATGCACTTGATCTTTTATTAATTCCTCTGCTTCTGAGTATGTATCTATTGTAATAACTTGATGTGCAACTCTTGATGGTAGTGCTAGTAGCTTTGCTCTAGCATTAGCTACATAATCAACCCAGGTATCTTCTACTAATTGTGATGGTATTAAGTTTCCTTCCAACTCTTCTACTTCTAATTCAGCTTTTCTAGCTTGAGCAGCAGTTAGTTTGGTTTTTTCTTCAGCAATATCACCTGATCCGCTTCGTTTATGGTAGCCACCAAGTTTTCTTAGGTATGAGATATATGCAACTCTGCAAACATCTATATTTAAGGGACTTCTTCCAGGTTTAGAGGGCAAGATACCATCTCTAATCAATTCTGAGACTCTTTTAACTGATAAATCCAAATGGTCTGCAACCTCTCTTTGTGTAGCCATACAGAGTGTTTATTACCCTATTAAATCTAGGCTGACGCTAGAAAAAAAGTGTGGTCGACATAAACC